GTCAGTGCGGAAGGCTTGCCAGCGTTGTTCAGGGCCGTGACCTTGATCGGAAGCTGGGCGAGGCTGTTGGAATCAGCAATAGCAATGTCGTCAGAACGGAAGATCGACGCTTTCTCGGCGTAGAAGCCGGCGACGTTATCGCCGTCCTGCATAACAACCAGGAATGCAGCTTCAGTCGGGGCCGGCTCGGACGGAACTTCAACAGCACCGTCTGCGGCAATAACGCTATTGGAGCCGTAATACAGCTTCAGCGAGGCCGAGGACCATTCCAAAAGCTGAATTCCAAAGGACTCAACTCGCGCTTCAACTGTCTGTCGAAGAGACTTATTCTGGAGCGAGCCCAGTGTTGTAACTGTGCCGCCTTCGGAAGTCAGCGCAATGATATTGTCCAGGGAAGTATTGCCCATTTCCTTCCAAGCCACCGGGGGTGCCTTCAGAAGCGTTACAGTTGCCGGGCGGGCGGTGCCCACGACGGCAGTGTAGAAATGCGCGGTGCCAACCTTAAGTGTGGCGTTATCGTTTGTAGCCAAGTTTTTCTCCTAAAGAAAAACCCCCGGACTATTGACCGGGGGTAAGGAAACGGTTAGTGACCGTTGACTGTGGGGGGAATCTAATGATTACTCTCCATACGCTTTCGTACCGAACTTGGCCGGCGGGCAAACTCGCGTATTGTACGACTGCTGTACTTGTGGCGTAATCACTTACACGGACGGGCGGGGAAGCATTGGTTATCCTCGCAATGGAACCGCCATTAGGAATCACGATCTGTTCCAGTTGTGCCTGGCGCAGCGCGATCCTTACCGCCTCCTGCAATTCCTCGCCAACCTCGTCAGCGTCAACACCAGAGGTGATTGTGCTAACCGAGATGATTACGGAGTGCATGTAGCGGTCATCACTAATCAGACCGGCGATATCGCCAGAACGCCTTTCGGCGCGGGCAAGAATCATGGGCGGATTGATTTCTTCTGTGAAGAGCGTTCCAATGTGAATGTCCTGGCCCTCAAAGAAGCGAGTCAGGATCCCAAGTAGCAGCTCATCCGTCGATCCGAAAATGGGGATATGGACGTCGGGCATTAGTGAACTTTCGAGCGGGAGATGGCCGCGTCTGCGGCCCGTTGCAATGGATGCAAGCCCTCTACCCAGCGACGGGAGGTGGCCTGTACTGGTCCCTCTGCGTCACCCAGCTTTTCGCGCCGGGCACGACCATAGCCGTAGGCCCAGTGCCCATCTTCAATTGACTTCGCAGCCTTGAAGTTTTCGGGGTCATGCAGGTAGACATAAAAGTCCAATAGCTCCTGCTGCATCCCAATCTGTGAGCGGCCGGTGCGGTGCTCGGGGGAGGAATCTAGATTGAACCTGGCGTCGATAGCCATTCGGTAGGCGTGGCTCCGCATGGAATTTACAACAGGGTAGGTGGGAGAAACCCTGTCATGCGTGGAGCCTTTGCCGAACTCGGGGCCGTACCAGTAAATCCTAGGCATCGGGTGTGGGTACGTAGCCAGGGCGTGATCGGAGGATGAATGAGACAAAGCGAGTTGCTTTGGACATGCCGGGGGACTTGCGCGGCGGGGCCGCTAAATCCCATTCCCGATTGTCGTAAACAATGCGAGCCCAGGACGCCACGGGGGCGTCTCGGGTGACGCACCGCAGTACCTCAACGTCCACCTGGCCGGGCAGCTCGGCAATGGAGCTGCGGTCAAAGGTGGTGGTGGCGTGCATCTTGATCGGAGTATCGGAGGGGACTTTGACCAGGTTGTTCCGGCTGTCCCGCATCTTCACTTCGGGGTAGACGTAGATGATGTCTGAGCCTGAGTCGAGCAGGCGTGACCGCCGCATTAGTAACCCCAGGGGAAAGACTTGTCGCCTACACCATCGTTGACCTGAACCCATCCCAGGTCGGTGATCCGTTTGCCTCGCGGCGCCGGCCGATCCGGGTTGGTGAATCCTACGGAGATGATGCCACTGCTGTTGCTGTATTCCTTCAGCGCGGCAATCTCTGCCCGCGTGAGCGAGCAGCCGGAAGCGTGGTCATCTTGCCTCTGAAACGTCGCCATATCTGAACGTTCCATTGAAAAACCGGCAGGATTCAGGTAGCCCCGCGCCGCCGCCGCAACCGTAATGGCTGTGGCGACGGCAGGGGTTGTAGCTGGATCCGGCCAGGGCCGGCCGTAGTGACGTACCAGGGCTGATGCCTCCGCAAGCACCTCTTCAGCGAGGGCGATTTCTTCTGCTGATTCGATTGGCTCGCCCACACGGGCGGCCAACCTTTCAACTGTTGCGAGAGGCGTCATGGGTTACGGCTCTACGGGAGCTTCGGGGAAGTTACCACCCAGGGGGAACGGAGTGCCGTCCGGGATGGTTGTGGTCAGCGTGGTCTGGTTCCAGACCTTAGCCAGCCAGGAGTTAGCCGATCCACCGGGGGTGTCGGTTGCACCGTTGCCGGGCTTCTTCTCGGTGGAACCGAGGGAGCCGCCCTTGATGCCCAGCTTGACGCCGCGCACGAAGAACTCTTCAGTACCTACGTGACCGATACCCTGCTGGTCAATAACCTTCAGGCGGTCCTTTGTGTACGCAGTTCCCATGAATGTGTCAAATACCGACCGATCGGTCAGGTAGCTGGTGTCATAATCCATGAGCCAACGCAGAGCCCAACCATTTGCAGACGCAGTAGCGCCGAACGGAACGGAATTGGGAATTGACGCAACGCCCGTGAAGCAAAGGAATCCGGAGCTGGCGTACATGAATGCCTGGTCGCTCGGAATATGAACCGAAGGAACGAAATTCACACCGGCAAGCGTGCCAATGGAGCTGTTGGAAAGAGCGGAATCGCCCGTGCCCTGAACCTTAACAAGCTTGTTGGACTTTACCAGTTCGTCGGCCAGGTCGAGGCCGACGAGGCAGGTAAATGTGGTGTCCGGGGTGCGCATTTTGCGGAGGCTAGATTTAGCTTCCACGACAGCGTTATAGAACAAATCCTGCTGACGCTTCTGAGCTGCGGTGTAAGCAGCGTCGGAGTTGTCGATCAGAATTGTGCGCTCGTAAGGAGCGTTCAGGATGGAATTGAGAACACCCTGTTCGAGGTAATCGCCAAGCGCCTCAGTCTGAGTTTCGATGATCGGAGCCCAACCATTGAAATCCCAATCCTTCTGCTCATCTGTGAGCTTGATGGCGGAATAGGGACGGTCCTGGGAGATGGTCAGCGAGACGCTGGTTTCCTCGTAGGTGTCCGTCACAATGGGGGTAGCGCGGTCGTTACGCGGGGCGTATGTACGTACCGGAACGGTGCCCTTTACGCGCTGGGAGATTGTGTCACCCTGAGCGGCGTAGAAGGTCTTAGCATCGGCACGCTTGGTGACGGTGTTGGAAATGACCAGCTTCTCTTCCAGGGCGGTGAGAGCTGCGTCAACGAGTACCTGGGGCTTCAGCCGAAGGCTCGGGGAATAAGTCATGTGTCCTCTTTCGGGGCATGAAAAAAGGCACCAGCCTTATTGCTGATGCCTAGCGTTTTGGTGTTACCGGATTAGCGGTGACCCCTGTATTTCTTCCACTCGTCACGGCCATTGATTTCCGGGGGAGTGGCGTCGGCAGGGGTAACGCCACCACGCGGTGTCTGTCGTGCAACGACGACTTCACGCGGGGCGGCAGGGGCCAGTGCTGCCAGCTTGGCGGCCTGTGCTTCAATCTGCTCTTCGGTGGATCCCGTCAGGAACTCCAAGAGAGCATCGTCCAGCTTGTGTTTCCGCGCTGCGCGTTCCCGCGCAATCTCGGCTTCCAGTGCCGCGCTCCGCTTGGTGGCTTCTGCGACTGCAGCGGCCACCTCTTCAGGCGTCTTAGCGTCCTTGAATTTCGCTTCCAGCTCGCGCAGTTCCACGCGACGGCCGGCAGCTTCACGGCGGAGTGATTCACGGTCCTGCTTCAGCCAGTTGAACTCTTCCGGCAGACCCGCGTAGGGATCGGCCGGCGCTTCAGTGGCGGCGGCGGGTGTCTGGTTTTCGGGCTCCTGGCCCTCGGTGCCGGGATCGGCCATTGTGTCCTCCTGGGACTTATTCGGTAAGTTTCGCTCTCTGAAGTTCTGCCTTACGCTGTCGGTTCAACCAACGGCGCCAGGCGTTCAGGGCGTTATTTTTCCCCGCACTATTCGAGGTGCTGGCTTGATTGACGTAACCCTTGTCGGTTACCTCACGTTTGTAAGCCGCTTTCCAATAAGCGTTTTGTGCGGGAAGTTCTGGCTTGTCTACGTATCGAAGGATCGCGTAGCAGTGACAATTTTTATGGTACGAATTAATTCCATCGACTCCAGCGGAATGCTTGGAGCGATAAACAAATCCGCGAGATGCCATCATTGTGCAGAATGCACAGGCTCCAGGCCTGCACATACGGGCATAGGCGGCAACTCTTCGGTCCCCACGGAACACATGGTCGATAACCTCGCGGCCGGCGTTGATGCCGAACTGGTCAACAAAGCCACCACCATTGGAAGCGGTAGCGTCGTTGGCCTTCTCGATGGCATCCATAGCGTCGGCCGGCGTGGTGTCAGCTCGTTTGAGCTTCTTCACCTTGTCCTCGTGAGCCTTCACGACGTCCTGATTGAGAATGTCCTCGAAGGCCTTGTTGACTTCTTCCGGGGTCATGTCCTGGCCCCAGTCGAAATCCTCGATGGCAATAGCGGCGTCGTCGTCGGCGCCGGCTACGTCCAGCCAGTCCTGAATCTGCTCGTCAATCGCGGTGTCGGGGAAGTGGATCCGATCCTGGCGGGCTCGGAATCTTCCTCAGCTCGGCGCAGCTCGGATTCAAACCAGCGCTCGTCTACGTCGGTGGTGTCCGAGGCTGTGGTGTCAATGTCCGCAATCTCCAGTAGGAGATCCCGGAACTGCTCCCGCAGAACGCCCATGGTCATCTTGTCGGGATCGTCGGAGAACTCCGGGTAGCCAAGCGTGTAGCCAGTCTCCAGTGCTCGCGTCAAGCGAATGTAGGCGACTGCCAGGCGCGTTGACTTCTTGCGAATGGCAAAGATCATGCGGAGTGCCCGGACAATCCATGAGGCTCCGGACGCACTCGCATTGAGCGTGTTCACGGAGCCCCATTCGGCTATGGAGAGGTAGGAGCCAGCAATGCCCAGGCGGGCCTGTGCGGCCCTGTGCGCCTCTGCAATAGCGTGTACCTCTGGCTCTTTACTTGCCGCCATTTGCGGCCGGCTTAGGGGCTGCAGCGGGCTTAGGAGCCGGGGCCGGGATGGCGGGCTGGTTGCCGTTAGCGTTGCGACGTGACGCCGTTACCGGGTCAACGCCGTTCATCTGCATCTCGGAAACCTCGTCATCCTTTAGCACTTCCCAGTCCTGCAAGGTGCCCGACGTGACGCCGGGGATGAGGGCCCAGGCCGCACGCTGCGGAATGCCCAGGGAGTCAACACCCTTAGCAAGGCCGTCCAGCATTGCGGAGAATGCCTTGCTGCTCATATCGCGCCAGCGGACTTCGCCGCCGAACGACTCGGCGCCGGCCGCGTCATCCATGGCCTTTGCGGTCAGCCGGAAAAGCTGCTCGTGCGACTCTCCCCAGTTTGTGTGGAGGTGCTGGAGGAAGCGCATGAATTGCGCTTCCAGTGCATTGAGCGCTTCGGCAGAAAGGTTGGACACATTACCCAATAGCGCGTGCAGCGGGAATTGAGCAATAGCGGCCAGGTTCTTTGTGGCTTGGTCCTCAGCGAGCAAATAGCCCGCGAGCGGAGTTTCGTCCAACTGCCCGAATTTGGTATCGGGATTTCCGGACACGAGAAGCTTGGCCTGGCTAATAGCAATAGGCTCGGGGATGGGCTTACCAGTAACCGGATCAATCAGCGCTTCACCCGTGGTGGGATCAATCTTGAAATTGACCTGCAAGCCAGCGGCGGTACGTACCTTAAAAGCGCCAAAGTCAGCAGTAATATTCGTGCTGAATGCAGCCTGGTTTACGCGGTCCTGCATGGGGATGATCGGCAGAATAACGCCAGAGGTGGCGCCTTCGTCGTCAATGTAGCAGGTATAGCGGACCACCGGGCAGGCATCGAGATTGTGGGGGATGCCCTCACCTCGTAGCGTGAACTCCTGATTGGCGCTGAAGTCCATCTCGTAGCGCTTCTCTTTGTCCCACAGGATCGCCAGGCCGGGACGCTTATCGTCGCGGGCATAGGACTTGATCGTGAGCGTGTATGCCGGGATGACGTCGTTTATCGGATCGTCAAAGTAAGCAACCGTGTTCCGGGTGGAGAGCACTTCAAGCTTGACGTTCTTGGGGTCAAGGTTGTTGACGTGAACAAAGGCGTGGCCGTAGGTCAGAGCTGCGCGGTAAATGACCGCCTGCTTGGCGTCCATGCCGTTTTTCTGCCAGCACTCATACTCGGGGGAGAAGTGCTTTACGCTGCCGGCCGGGAGGTTCTTACCGTCAGGCTCATTGGTCTTGCCGAACGTGCCACGGCGGTAGCCGTCCACAAAGCTAACCTGGCTTGGAAGGTTTACGAGAAGCGGGATCCAGTTGGTAATGGAGCGCTCTTGCAGATCGCGGATCTGATCGGAGGATTCACGCGGCGCATAAGGCCGTGTGTGATCGCCCAGGAAATACTTGTGGCAAATGTCAAAGACGTTGGCTCGGTCGCCGCGAAGCGTCAGATACATGTCCTCGACTACTTCAATACTGAAGCTGCCCGGTTCGGCCGTAGGCGTGACCAGCGGGTACTCCGACTGGGCCTGCGCGAAATCGTGCATAGTGGTCAAGGGGGGATTCCTTAGAATTGGTAGAGCGAGCTGTCATAAGTCACGGGGGCTTTCTTGCCCCGCTCGGCCAGATCGTTGAGTGCAATGAACGCCAGGAGGAATGCCGCGTAGGCATCAATTTTCGAATCTGAGAGCCGTGATTCCTTGCCGAAAGAAAGGCCGTACTTATTCTCGCGCCGTTTAGCGTTCAGGGCGTGGCGGCGGAATAGGGGATCGCCGTCGTGGAAAATTTTGCGGTCAAGCACATTTTGAATTAGCGCCTCATTGAAGCGCGTTGTGCGTTCATGGTTTCCGCGCATGTCATAGCCAATGGATGAGCGGGCGTTTGGCTTCACCAAAAGCGTCTCTCGATACTGGTCAGCCCAGCTCTCGATCCAGCTCTCCCATAAAGCCATATCCGCATAGAACGCCTTCACAGAAAACGTCCTCATGGCCCAATGAACCATGGAGTCAACTTCACGGTCATCAATGCGCCAGTTGTCGCCTGACGGCCCTTCTGGC